AATCCGTGAACAGTTGGTCTAACTATCGAATTATCCCAACCTTCGTCCAAATATTCTGTTGTTGCCCTCAAGCCATCAACTATAACCGGAGCACCCGAAACAGCATATTTAACATCTTCATCATATAAGCTGTTGTACTTATCAATAAAAACTGTATTGTCGTTACAAATAATCAACGTAGACACGTCTTTCTTTTTAAACTGATCAGACGCATTTTGACTTGAATAGAAATAAACCTTATTATCCTTGACTTTTCGTTCCTTCAAATATTTCAAACATGGCGATGAAAGTGTGTTTTCATCTGTGTCGGCTACAAGGTTTGCCACTGGCAAAGTAAAGAAAATTCCATCCTCTTTGAAGTTTGCAAAATAACCAAGATTAAAATATGTATCTTCGTCCAAGTTGCTCTTTGATTTATCAACCAATTTAATTTGGAATCTATTTGATGGTATTCTCAACATTTTAATTCCATTGTGCGAAACTATTTTTGTCTCATTCTTATTCAATAGTTCAGAATACCTATCTATAACTATGTTTAAATCATCTAAATGAGCGAGTTTCTTCTTATTAAATATGTCATTCCAATGTTTTGTTTCATCATCAGTAATAACTCCATCGTCCTTCAAAGTTTTTGTTCTTTCTTCCAAAATAATTGGATATACAACTTCTCCATTCGGATCAAATACTTTGTATCCCTGCTCAATTCTTTCTTTGGTGCATTCAGCAATAGCTTTTTCTTTATCTGTATATGCACAAATTTGTGAACTGTCCCATTTGCCGTTATTCCAATTTTTTCGTACTCTATAATAACTCATATTATTATTCTCCTTTTATCCCTCATCTAACCTCTGCTGATATTCTGTGAAATACCATTCCAGTTCGTCTTTAAATATCTTAATCGCCTCTTCTGCCTTTTCTTCGGTCGAGAAGTAAATGATATTAGGCTCTCTTATGAGTTTAGTCGGATACACGCGACATTCTCTGCCGAATTCGCCATAGTTATATATAATAAAAAATTTTGTAACAGTGCAGCCTCCCAATCTTGTATTGATATTGTTCTGTCGTGCAGAGCTTGCCACTGACGTAACCTACGCATTAGCCTATCCGCTCTTGCGTTGTTTTCTGCTATTTTTTCGTCACTATAATAGTTTCCTATGTTATAACTTTGCTTATCATCTTGGTTATTATATTCTGTAACTCTCATTATATTATTGTATATATCGACAAGATCATACATTTCACCTTTTTTAACCCTCTCATATCCTGTCGGCTGTTCCTCTATTAGTCCCAACTCTTTCAGTTGTTCCTCACTGATTTCAGCTTGAATGGTTGTACCGTTTGCATTAATCGTTACTTTCATATTAACTATCCTCCTTATTTGTTGACCTATTCTGCAATAACTGTTTCTATCTCTATATCATCTTTGTCATTACTTTTTCTTAATAGGGACGTGTTATATTCTTTGACTGCTTCAATGTAGCGAGCCAGCATTGCTTTTGCTTCTTCTGCATTAATGCACTCACGAGGTACAATACTGTCATCATATTCTTTCGCACGACCTCTTATGTTTATAAAAGCTGGTGTTAGTTCTGGGCTACTTATACTCGTAACCTTAATCCCATTAGACGCGCAAAATTTAAAATCCCCTCGTTTAATCTCGTTTCCCTGCTCCAACACTTTCATTAACAATACATTTTCGATTCTCCAAAATTTAATTTTTAACATTTTATTCTTCTTCCTCAAACTCGTCCAAATATATCTCAAACTCGTCCTCTGTTTCATCTACGAATACATATACTGCTCCGTCTTTTCCACGTTGTGAGCCACTAACAAAAATGTTCTCATAGCTACCTGCTTGCTTTGTGAATGTATCTTCGTCAATTTCTTCTACTTTAAAAAATCTCATTTCATTTCCTCCGTTATTTCATCTACACATTTTGCACAATAACAGCCTTCAAGACCTTCTATTTTGTATAGAAAACTCATCCACATTCGATTCCATATGTCTTTATCAACACATCTTTTGCAAGAGCCTTGACCTTCACCCTCGCAACATGTAACTTTTACTTTTTTTAAATCATTCATTTATTTTTTCCTTTCAATCTTTTTACAATCTCTGAACACTTGTTAATATAAGATCTTGTTACTCGACCACCGTTTATTTTCTTTTTATCTTTTTCGTTAATAGATACTTCAAAAACATTAGATTTACTTATTTCTTTCATCATTAATATTCTCCTTTTTTTATTTTCATTTTTAACGCTTCTTTAAATTCTTGTTCGGTCATCTTATCGCTGTTTCCGATGTACCTTGTATATCCCTTATTCATATTCTCTCCCATTGTCTGAAAAGCCATTGCCATGCCCTCAAAACTCTTAGCACATACTTCTGTCGGTACATTATTCTCTTTCTTTGAAACAGGTTTTTCGTTACCGTTACAATAGTGTAAAATCAATGCAAACATTCCCGTTCCACCGGCGAAACCAATTATCATAGCCAATAGTAACATTAATACTTCTTTCATGGTTATATTCTCCTTATTTCTTTTTTGTTTTCTTCTTTAGTTTGACTTTAAGATGTTCCATCAACTTGTATTCTTCACTATCCCACAATCCATGCGCCAATAAGCTGTCTTGTTTATTGCACACCAGTTCTAATAGTTTTTGATACTCTTTTTGTTTCATGTTTTTTCTCCTTTCTGTACTTTCCATTACAATAATCTATAAATAAACTCTTAGATATTCTTCTTGGTTTATGTGGCGTAGTCATAATCTTATGTATTTCGTTTGATAAGTTTTTATCTTTAATTTTATTTATGTCATCTTTAATTAACTCAAGAATAAGTCTCACTCAGTTTTGTTTCATCCTCTACAAGAGTATGTCTGATATCAAAAATTCTTAAATCCATTTCTCTTTCAAGATATTTTATACTTTCATAATATCTATCCAAATTTGAAAGTATTTTGTTCGCTGATTGCAATACATTCGCTATATTCTCCAAATCCAATTCAGCATCTCCATAGTAAGTATATGGATTATATTCATCTGGTAAATGAGGTGTCTTTAACAATCTGTCTATGTCCATTGATTTAATATCATCAACATCATTTAAATTTTCTTCACAACAATTCTCTGGTTTTTCAACGGGCATATAACCATCTGTCAATTCGACAACACGACTTCTTCTTGAATTCCCTTTCAAGAAATTTTGTACTCTTTTGGTCTTTAAGAAACCCAATGCAGCTGGGAAGGTCTCAAACGAGTTGGCTAAAGTCGGATTACCTGACCATGCCAATCTCCCGTTTGGATTGGTTCTAATGTATTGTTCTCCATTCGTGATTACATATATCATTGAGCATCGCCACCAATCTCTATAATGTTATGATACAAAACAGTTATATTATCTTTGTAACGATTATTCTCGTGCATATGTCCGCAATACCAATTACTATATTGGACATCTTGTTGAATTTCTTGAAGATAATTTGTTAATCTATCCGATTTCAATTTATCAAAGAAACCTCTACTCATATTCATTACATCTAAAGTCTTTGTTGGTGGGCAATGTGTTATAATATAATCCACCTTATTACCGTATTTAACTAAATTTTCAATACCTTCGTCCATTTCCTTTTGGGAAGGCAATTCTTCTTGCCACCAGGATATGTGGTTTATACGAAACATTTTGCAATAATCATATTGCCATTCCGCAATTCTCGGGTCATCAGTTTCCAATATACCATCTCGTATATCATGAGATTGTGCTCCACCAAATGTAAAGAACGTTTTGTCATCAATAGTAAATACTTGTCCTCTCATCAAGTGAATTATATGTGGATGGATTTTATGTATTTTCCCTCCGTTCCATTCTTCAACCGTCAATTTCTTTAGTCGGTCAAAGTTACTATGGTTTCCGTCTACAAATAATGTAGTCCATGGCTGATTTTCAAGCCAATCAAG